TAATGGGCATGACATTTATTTCTACTCTATCATCTATCTCGTCAATGGGGAATTGCGGGAACCTTAAGGCCCATGCCGCTTTATCTAAAGATACTGAAGTATAATTTTTTCCTCTTGAAACTGGGGGCCCAGTTCCAACTGCTCTATATTTGTATGTTACACCGTCCCTTACGGTTGAAACTGGCCATAGAGCCCCCTTTCCACAACTACCAACAAGAGGAAAAAATAAAGTATTATTTAATGCATCACTTTCATAAGATGATGCAAGTGTTAGTTGATCAGGTGTTAGACCTTTAAAATCCGTTTTGATAGATACAATACAACCAGATAGTTCTTTTTGATTTTTTACCATCGTTGCAAGACGATTTGCACCACAAGTCTCAGGATAATTTCTATTGGCTAAAATGCTGGAATAATCACTAGTTGTATTCCAATCGATAGTGCAATCACAAGGACCACAATCTGTTGGATATGTTTCTTGCCCATCTGCTAAACAACTACAGGTTGCACCAGTAGAACCAGTCCCACCAGTGAAAACATATTTTTTATCTAATGCTTTTGCAAGTTCAATACATCTATAACACCTTGTACAATCACACATATAAAAATCGCCAGCATCATGGGTGACACCAGCAACAGGATCGTATTCTGCCGTCTTATAATAAAGACAACAAGTTCCTATTAGTTGCTCATTACCACTTCCACAAATATTACTGGCATTCGTTGATAGCGAAGTAGAACTTTCAAGTTTTTTACCAAATGCATTCTTTGGTAATTCTATTGGAATATGTTTAGAACTTAATGTATTGACTCCAGTTGACGTAACATTAATAGCAATATATTCAATCATTCCATCCGGGGTTGTTGCAAAATTACCAGAAATGTCTGTAAACATCTCTGTAGAAATAACAGAACCTTCATAATCCTTTCTGTATTTCTGTCCGGGAAATCCCGTTACCATAAACACCACACCACCTTTTCCTTCATATAAGCACTGTCCATTCGTATCTCCAGAAGAACTCCATGAAACAGGAACTGTACCAGGAGTCCACTTTCGATTACCACCCTGTCCAGCAACCGTCAACACGGCCGCAACATCTTTTGCCGTTATCCTAACTGCAACAGAACCATTGGCAACAGCATCTGCATAACTATCTGTACTGTTTTCTATTGAATTCGTATCTTTAGTATACCCTAATACCAAAGAGAAATTCTCTTCACAAAAATAATCTACCAATGCTTGTGAGGCTTCTGATGTGTTGTTTGAAAGTGTTCTACTCATGTGATTATCCTATTTATTAAATACCTTACCAACAACTACCAGCACCAGATGTGCATCCTGTCAATCCAAGATTTGGACTGCTTGATGAAGGATAAAGATAGACAAACTCACCAATATATATACTTCCAAAACTAGTGCCGGCAGGAATATCTACCTCCCAATCAGGGAAATAGTGGGTTGGTGATCCATGTCCTGTTAATCCCCAACTTCCAGTTATTGCACCACCACCAATCATACTCCATACATTGTCCATTGTCCACCCACCAGTACTTCCACCGAACGTACCAGAACTAGATCCTGAAGACCAAGAAGAACCAATATATGCAGTAGGACCATCATATTCATAACCACTACCAGAACAACCAACACATACAGTTATTCCTGCACTATCGGTTAATCTATATGGAAAATAATTTGAAAGTACTGTTTGTTCTCCGTGCTGTACTCCTCCTTCATAATCATCGGGTGGAATATAATCCTGTACGGTTTTCTCGAAAAACCCTTTCATCCCAACAGGATGTAGCATAGTAGTTAAATCTTCATAATAAACTGGCAAGCCAGTATTCTCATCAACAACATCAATCCCTGCTTTTATTAAGTAAGAAAAATCTTGATACCAATAACTGTCTTGGATTTTAAAATCACCATTTAAAAAACTTCCACCAAGATTTCGTGTAAGTTCATAATAACCAGTGGAATATCCTTCTGACCACGAGTCATGAGCAAAACGACCACCATTCAATCTCATTATATTTTTCTTAGGATAAGATATAGTTACATCGCTTCCAGCAACACCAAAAAGAGATTGGAAAAAATATCTAAATGCTTCTTCATTACTCTTTTTTTGATAAAGATTTGTCCGAATGTTTGTTATTAAATTTCTAATTCTTCTAGATGTATCTGTCTCTTTGTCTTCTATATTATGAGTAGATAGACCCGAAGCATAAGAAAATATAAATTTATCTAAAAGTTTTACAGAAGAATACTCAACATCAATCATTTTTCCCATACCACTATTATGAAACATACCTCCTGAAGATAATTCATATCCACTTTTGGTATAAAGCCAATCATAATAATTTTGAACAAAATTTACAAAATGATTGGTTGCTGGAGTAGTGGTACTTCTTTCAATTATCCAATAAGGAAATATATGACGGACATCAATAACTCTGTCTACTACCTTATTAATATCAGGTAGAGTTTGTCCTAAAATACGCATTTCATATTCGGTATTTTTTGGGTAATTTTTAAAAATACTCCCGAACATTAGTATGCTTGTTCCATTATTAAATTATAAGATACACCTGAATTGTACATATTATATTTCATTTGGAACTTTTCAGCACCATCTGAGTCTGGACTTACTTTTAATTTTAAAGTACTTTCACTTGTAACATCTTTAGTTATCGATACCTTACCTGTGGGTATGTGCCATTTACCAACCAACCAAACATTATCTTGACTACCAGCAGAATATAATGCATAAATGTTTTGATATCCACTTTCATCAACATTATCCTTATTAGATACTAATTTAATTTTTGCACCCAGAGGAGCACCATCAAGAAATGATTGAGACTTTGCAACATCTGAAGGACTAAATAAATCTGTATGTAAAGAATCTGGTAAACATTTATTATTATAACTTTTTGTTTCTACAAGACCATTAGATTGTACTTTCAATAATTTTACCAACATAAGTTTTAGGTCATTACTAGAAACACTAAATGCATCATTTAAAGAATTAATTTCAGTAGCAATATAAGAAGAATCCACCCTTTCTAAATTAAATTTACTACCATATAAGTCTTTTAATCGTTCTTCTGCTAAATTTCTTAATTGTGTTTCAGTTTGTGTACTTCTATTTGGTTCATATATAAGAGAACCCTCAACCAATATTTCATTGATGTCTAAATTCATAAATTCAGGAATAATACCTACAACTGTTTTCTTTTCAAGAATATCAATTGCTTTTGCGGCTCCATATGGGTCTTCTAATTCTGTCTGATTTAAAGAAACAAAAAGTCTTCCATATCTTGGAGGATCCATTTCCTCTCCACCCCAAACAGTAAATCTATAATATGGATCACCATCATCCCCGACAAATCCTGCTTCAGCAAGAATACCTTTACAATCTTCAACAGTAACTGCTCTATTTTGTGAAGCAAACCATTTTGGTGCAAAGAATTTAATTGCTTCTATATTTGGTCCATCTGAACCGTTTGAAGAATTGCTTATTGTGTCTGTTAATGCAGTTACAACCGAAAACCCACGAACAGAAAAATTTCCTATACTATTTGCTTTTGCACCACTACTTTTTAAATATGAAATTCTAACTTGCTGATTTGATTCAATAGATGATCCTATTTGATTATATGAAGAATCAAAATTACCACCAAAGACAACAAAGAATCCCAATTCACTTCTTTCTAACCAATATACTTTACTATTTTCATTTAATCCACCTTCTATATTAGAAACAAGATTCCATTCTTCCCATTTAGAAGTAACAGAATCATATACTTCTACGGTAATGGTATTAATATCAACATCAAGTCCAAATATAAAACCCTTTTGAGTAGTATTATCTACTGACAGGGGTTGTTCTTTTATTAAGTTTTTTGCTTCAACTACTGTAAGTATATTTTCTCCATCTGAATCTAGTACACTTGGTTCTAAAGTATAAAAATTATATGATGTACCAGAAGAATTATTTCCACTAAATTTTGTATATTTTGGAACTGGTGTGTTTGCACCACCTACTCTTATTTTTACCTTTGCATGTGCCGATGTTTTTCCGGGAACTACATATCCCAAAGGTTTTACTAAAGAAATTATAGATTCTTCTTTTTGTGCAGTATCTAAAAACATCTCACTTGCAATCATATTTGCATAATATCCATAATATAAAGTATTATATGCAAGAATATCTAAAAGTACTTGTGTGGCTGAGCCACTATAATCATAATCTTTAAGAGTATCTTGTGTTTTTAAATGATCAATAATACTACTTTTAATTCCCTCAAAATCTAAACTTCCAAGTTGTATATCTACATTACTCATATTATCTTACCTTTACCATTGAAATTCTAATATTATCTTGTATTGGTTCAGATCTTTCTCCAATAAATACTAGAAAATTTATATTTATACTTATTTGATTATCGTCAATTGATTCTTCATCAAAATCAACTTCATATACTTCTACTCTATGTTCTAACCTATTAACTCCGTCTATTATATTTTTTTGTAAAATAGCTTTTCTATACGGGGTCCAGAGTTCAAATAATTGTTGTCGAATACCCACTCCAAAATCTCGTTGAAATGGTTTTTCTCCTGGAACAGTCAACACAATATTCATAACAGACTGCCGTACAGAATTTATATCCTTTTTTAGAGATATATCGTCTATAAATGTATTCCTGTTAAAATCTATATCAAAATCAGAAAATTTATATGTTGTTGCCATTTTTTATATTCCTTTGATATATGTATAATAATTTGTCGATATTATTAACCAAAAAGTCCACCAAAGAAATCTGAAATACTTTCAAAGAATCCCAATTCTTCACTTGTATTAGGATCTATGGGACCACTATCTCTGGTTAATGTAACCAGCATTGTATGGGACATACCTTGAATTGTATGAGAAATATCTGAAATCAACCAACGACCAGCAAATCTTCTTTCTTTATTATCTTCTCCAACTAATTTGTTTGTTATGTTTAATATTGTACCAGGACGCAGACTTAAATCACCATTTAACAACATGATACTCTTTTGTGAATTTATCAACATCATTTGAGCATCTCTCCATAAAGGAGTATGATTTGGAGTTTCCCAATATGTTGCACTGGTTCTTGTATAATCAATATATCGTTTAAAATCTTCTCCGACACAAGGACAATCACAACTACTTGGATGGTGTTGGTCGTTCCATAAACACCCCTTCCACGATTCTCCTAAAACATCTTCAATATAATCACACTCTTTTATTGACTCTATAGAGTCTAATATTTCTTCTTTGGTTGGTTCAGCAACTTCTTCCTCATTTCCCATAAACCAATTCCAAATTGCCGCTCCAGCACCGGCTCCAGTAAAGATATCAACATACCACGGAAAATCTACTAAATCACCATTTGTAAACGGATTCAATTCTGGACAGGGGCACATACAAAGAGGATTATTTGGGTCATAATCGGGTGATTCAGGATCACTACAACCCGAATTATCCACAGGCCCTTCTGGATTTGCACATGGATACTTATCATCGAATGCACCAACAGAATGACCCAACTTCACAGATGGCCAAGAAGTATTTGCGAAGGTTGTTAGTTTTACTAAAAAGTCATGTTCTGCCATAATTGTCTCCTAATCTATTTATACACAATAATCTCCACCTTTCAACAATCCCCATATCCAGGACAGTCGGAATTTGTTGCTCCGTAATGATTTACACAACAAGTGTTTGTGGGTTGCCACGACTCACCATCCCAGATGTCTATACAATCTCTATGTGTGATGTGGTTTACAACTTCCTTGTTATCCGGCAGTTCCCCTGCCGCAATATCAACAAGTATGCAACACCCTAGTACTCTATCACAATCAAAATAACTTTCATTATCTTGCAGAGTTCCACCTTCGCAATGGCCACCTCCATCATTCCATCCCAAATCGGTGCAAGTTCTAGAAGGAGATACACAATAGTATTTATTAGGGCATACTCCCGCATTACAATCCATCTCGCGACATTGGTCTGATATACCTATTTGCTGTCCTGTTGCGACACCTGAGCTATTCCATTTACATTCAATTTTCATGTTCTCATGACAGTCGTCATGATGACAATCATCTCCCCAATCACAGGCACCTATACCACACGGAGCATCCTTACAATAAAGACCTTCATGATAACAAGTTTGACAATCAGACAACCAAAAGGGTTCATTTCCTGCGTCTTGAACTGCTTGTGACAATATACCACACATACTGTCGCATTCTGCTTCAGATGTGGTGTAGCAAAGTCCTCTAAAGTCAGACTGACCTTGAGGACCAACTGTGTACGATACACAACATGCACCGGGTTTATTCTCGCAAGGATATCCGAAATTACTCCCACTCCCACACGAACACAACTCACCTGCATTGTGATTGCCTTCATAAGTTACTTGACAATCTATGGGTGTTGTATTTCTACAATGATGATCTATACTATGATTTTCACCCTCTACGGAATAACAACAGGCGGAAAAAGTACAAGGTGTCCAAGGTGGACCCTCCCCGCACACACTGGTTACACCTCCAAAACCAACACTCTTGGTGTGATCATTACACTGAATTCTATATTGATCATCAAGACATTCATCTACATCCCCATCTTCGTCTTCGTCAAGACAACATGCACCTATATCGCATGGGTTGGCGTCTCCATCACACACTCCTCCTCCTGAAAAGTATGTTTCTGAATCTGGCTCGCAACTCTCGCCTGAACCCCACGCATCACAGTAATCATCACAATCAAACTTCTTTATACCCTCACCATTATTGTCATCACATTGACCCTCTCCGTTTACGTCTGTCCAGCAACATGAACCTTTTTCCATACCAGCACAATCTAGATGACTAATTTCGTCTTCGTAAAGCCAATCAACATCACCGTAGTCATCGGGGTCGTCCACCAATGTATCATTTATAAAGTCACAATAGGTTTCCCATGCTCCTCCTTCTGGAGGAGTCCAATCATCGGGCGCACATTCACAATTACAAAAGCATCCGTATCCACACCCGGGTCCATCTGGGACGGGATTCATACACTCTGTTCCGTCAAGTTTGGGTGCCGGACACTCACTCC